GAAGAAATGAGATCCGCCAGCCTGCAGCTCACACAGGCCTTAGGTTCTGGTGTGCTCCGCGGCGAAGAATTGAATGCTGTGTTTGAGGCTGCGCCAAATATCATTCAGGCTATTGCGGACTACATGGAAGTACCTATTGGTCAAATAAGGGATTTGGCGGCGGAGGGTCAAATTACTGCTGAGATTGTGAAAAATGCTATTTTCGCTGCGGCCGATGAGGTTAATAAGCAGTTTGAGAATATGCCGATGACATTCGGGCAAGCCTGGACCATCATACAAAATAGTTTGTTAGAAATATTCCTGCCGCTTATTCAGGCAATAGCAAAAGGTGCTCAATTGATAGCTGATAATTGGAAAACACTTGAACCTATATTTTATGGAGTAGCAGCCGGCGCATTATTTTATGCTTTAGCTATGAAAATTTTAGCGGCTAAAACATGGCTTGCTGATGCTGCTAATAGAAAATTGATTATTAGATTACTAAAAAATCCTTTTACATTGATTGCTGTCGGTATAGGTGTTCTTATCGGAGTTATCTACAAATGGATACAATCAGTAGGCGGCCTTAAAATAGCCTGGTTGATTGCGATGGATGCAATTCTGACCGCTTGGGATTGGGTTAAAATAGGATTCTTTACCGGTGTATATTGGGTAATGGATCTGTTTAATAAGCTGCAGATTTGCTTCAAAAAGGTGTCTGTCAACATCGCCAACTTTATGGGAGATATGAAGGCAAACGTCCTTACGCTGCTCCAGAACCTTGTAAACGGTGCCATCGACATCATTAATGGCTTTATTAATGTCCTTAACAAGATCCCAGGCGTGTCTATCGACACAATAGAGCATGTTACATTCGGCACCAATGCGCAGCTTGAAAATGAAGCCGCCAAGAAAGCAAGAAATGAAGAACTGGAAAAATATATCGCTGATATAGAAGCTGGCATGGCTGAACGAGATCGAAAGCTCGAACAAATGAAAGCTGATGCTTTAGCAGCTACTGCTGAAAGACAGCTTGAAATCGCTAATGCTCAAGCTGAGGCTAAAGCTAAAGCAGAAAAGGCAGCAGAGTCGCATCTGCCAGAATTCACGCCGTTCGATCCCGGAACCATTGAGGGCACCGGTAAAAACGGAAAACTTGAAGTTGAGATGTCAGACGAGGACCTCAAGTATTTACGAGATATAGCAGAAAGGGACTACATCAACAAATTTACTACCGCTACGCTTGCGCCAAATATCAGCATAAAATTCGGTGATGTGAGAGAAACCGCTGATGCTGATAAGGTGGCCAAGAGAATAAGAAAGATACTTCAGGAAGAAATCGCTATGGCGGCAGAGGGGAGTTATGCATGATGAGTTATGCGGTGTTTTTTGACAAAGACAATGCCACATATAGGCTTCCTGTGAACCCGGAACAGATTGAGACGACCAGCGTCCAAGCGAACCAGAAATACGAAATATTGAAACTTGGCCAAATTGCCATCCCCACCCACATGGAGCTAAAGGAATACAGCTTTGAGTGCGAACTGCCCTACAGTCCTTTGCACTATGTTGAAACTTCTGGGGATTTCCGTGACGCTGACTTTTATCTGCGACTTTTTGAGCAGTGGAGACAAGAAAAAGCCCCAGTGAGGTTTATCGCTAGTAATGGCATTGGTGATGATATAAACACTTTGGTGTTAATAGAAGAATTGGCCATCATTGAAAAAGCCGGGGAAGAAGGGGACAAATATGTTAGCTTTCAGTTGCTGGAATATCGAGAATTTGGGAAGAAAGCCGTTGTTGTGGCAACGCCTACAGTGGCCGTGGCAAAAAAAGAAGAGCCGGCACCGGCGGTAAACCCGAAGAGCAACGGGACCCATGTGGTGCAATCAGGTGACACCCTTTGGGCCATAGCGAAAAAGTATTATGGCAACGGAAGCCAATACACTAAGATATTTAATGCCAACAAAGACAAGATTAAAAATCCTAATCTTATCTACCCCGGCCAGGTATTAACTATCCCCAATTAGAGGTGCTGGACATGGCGAATATGGAATTTTTGGTTGAAGTGAATGGTCAAATATATGAGATCAGCGAGCTTGTTAAATCCGTTTCATACACAGACAAGTTAAATGACGGATGCAGCAAGCTTGAATTTACTTTTGTAGATGATGATTTGCAAATACAAAACGCCAGCGTTGTGCGGTTTAGGTACGACGGTGCAGATATCTTCTATGGTTACGTCTTTAAGCACGGGCAGAACAAGACCAAAGAAATCACGGCCACTGCTTATGATCAACTCCGCTATTGCAAGGCCAAGGATACGATTGTTGTAAAAAATGATACCATAGACAGCCTTGTGAGGAAGATGTGCAACTACTTCGGCTTGAAAGCAGGGAATCTTACAAACACCGGTTACAAGCTCCCGGTCAGCGTCCAGGACGATAAAACATGGTTGGACATCATCTATTCGGCCATAGACGATACTTTGACCAATACCGGTAGATGGTATTGCCTACGGGATGAGTTCGGTAGCATAGCGGTCAGAGATTTGCAAGGCTTACAGCTTGATCTTGTTCTTGGTGATGAGAGTTTAGCTTATGACTATGAATACGAGAAGTCTATTGATGAAGATTTCTACAACCAGATTAAGATAGTGAGCGACAACGAGGCCACCGGTAAAAGGGATGTTTATATCACTAAAGACAGCAACTCAATTACAAAATACGGATTGCTGCAATACTTTGAAGTGCTGGACAAGAATTATAATCCATCACAGGCTAAGGCAAAAGCCGATGCGCTGTTGCAGCTCTATAATAGAGAAGTTGAAACATTGGAATTATCTTGTCTGGGAGATGTAAGAGTGCGGGCAGGCACCAGCTTCTTTGGGCAAATAGAGGATATAAAGTTAAACAGGCGACTGATTGTACGGGAAGTAACCCATGAATTCGTTCCGGTTCATATCATGACTGTGAGCGTGATGCTATGATTAACGAAATCAAGACTATCATTCAAAACTATTTAAGCAACGCGAAACTGTGTCAGTTGATGGTGGGTACAGTAACCAATGACGGCATCAAGATAAGTGATAAACTCACTATTCCGTATGAGCTCATAGTGGGTAATCTCAAAAAAAATTTGATTGCTGGCCAGAAAGTGCGGCTGCTCCAAAATCACGGTGGCCAGCAGTTTTACATCCTGGAGGTGATCTCCGAATGATACCAAAATCATCTATAAACATTGAATTAAGTCCTGAAGAAAGCATAGAAACAAGTCGGACGTACAAAATGTCAGGAAATAGAATACAGGGCTATACAGATGGCCTTGATGCCCTCAAGCAAGCTATATATAAGGTGCTGAATACTGAAAGGTATGAGTATCCAATATATAGCTTTAATTATGGGATTGAGCTTGAAAGTTTAATAGGCAAAGATCCCATATATGTCCAAATTGAGTTAAAGCGCAGAATACAGGAGTGCCTCCTCAGGGATGAAAGGATTACCGCTGTTGATAATTTCAAGTTTGAAGTAAACGGCGATGAAATAAAATGCACGTTTGATGTTGATAGCATATTTGGCAATTTCACAGCCTCCAGGGAGGTGAACATTTAGTGTTCGAAGATATTACGTATGAGAACATATTAAACGACATGCTTTCAAGAGTTCCAAACGATGTGGATAAACGTCCCGGTTCGGTTATCTACGATGCTCTTGCCCCAGCGGCTTACAAACTAGCTGAATCATATTTCATGCTGCGAAATTATGTTGACCTATTTTTCGCCGATACAGCTGTGGGGGAATTTCTTTCCCGTAGAACTGCCGAATTAGGGATAACAAGGCGACCTGCCACAAAAGCAATACGCAAGATTATTACTGATGCTCCAGTGGATGTAGGCACAAGATGGGGATTGGAAGATACAACGTACGTCATTAATGAGAAAATATCTGACACAGAATATAAGGCCGAATGTGAGCAGTTTGGCGCTATCGGGAATATGTATTCTGGCCCCCTAGACAACATAGACAATGTCCCCGATGTGTCAGCCGAACTAACCGACATTCTCATTCCCGGGGAAGATGAAGAAACAGACGAAAGCCTGCGGAAGAGGTATTTTGAGAGCCTTGTCAGCCAGGCTTATGGCGGCAATATTGCCGATTACAAACAAAAGGTAACAGCCCTTCCGGGAGTAGGTGGCGTAAAAGTGGAGCCGGTATGGAACGGCGGGGGAACCGTGAAGTTGACGATAATAGACAGCGACTACAATAAACCATCATCTACACTAATTGACGAAGTGCAGACTGCTGTAGACCCAGAGCAAAATCAGGGGAAAGGCTATGGAATTGCACCTATTGGCCATATTGTTACTGTTGTCGGCGTTGACGAGGTAACTATAGAGGTCGAACCACAAATCACTTTGCAAACAGGCTATACTTGGGAGGATGTCAAACCGGCAGTAGAAGCAGCCATCAATGACTATTTTGCAGAACTGCGCAGTCAATGGGCGGATTCTCAAACGCTGGTGGTGCGAATTAGCCAAATTGAAGTGCGAATATTGGCCATAACCGGAATTGTAGACGTTCAAAATACCAAGCTCAATGGCCAACAGCAAAACATAGAGCTAGGGTCTTACGAAATCCCGGTACTGGGTGAGGTGACGCCACAATGATAAAGATTTTAGATTTGTGGCCACCTATAATGCAAGAATTGAAGGAGTTTCAAAGGATAGCTGAAATTGAGTGGCCCTTATTTGAGCAGATCGAACAGGCAATAGAGGACATCGTGAACGACCAATTCATTCAGACGGCAACTGAAAAAGGCATCGCCAGACGGGAGAGGATGCTGAAAATTTCTCCCTTCGCTGATGATACCCTTGAAACAAGACGGTTTCGGGTCCAGGGCGCATGGAACGATAAACTGCCTTACACATATCGAGTATTGCTTGAACGCTTAGATAGTCTCTGCGGACCGGATGGGTATGTGATAGAGTTAAATACTGGTGAGTATAGGCTGAATATCAAAATTGAGCTGACGAAAAAACGAATGTTTGATGAAGTAGTCAAAATCACCAGACATATGGTACCAGCTAATATCCTTGTAACAGTTGAATTGCGGTATAATCAGCATATTACTCTGGCGAATTTTACGCACGGTCAACTAGGACAATATACTCACTACCAATTAAGAAATGAGGTGATTAGCTGATGGCTGAATATACGCAAAACTATAATTTGAAGAAACCAGCTGAAGATGATTTTTATAATGTCAAGGATTTTAATGATAATGCAGACATAATCGATCAAGCGCTCAAAGCACATGATGATGCACTGGCGACAAAAGAAACGCCTGCTGGGGCCCAGGCGAAGGCTAATGCGGCTGAAACAAACGCGAAGGCATATACTGACGCACACGAACAAA